GGTGTCTCTGGTTCAGCAGCCAATTCAGCTGCCATAGTTTCAACTTCTGCGACTTCAGGATGACCTGCTGTCATGTCTTGATACTTTTGATTTAATGCAGCTCTTACTCGAGTTGTCATTTCATCATCAAAAGCCTTTTTGAGGTTAAGCGGGTTATTATCCAACGCTTGTGAAATAATATCATTTACTGGCATTTTATTCTCCATTCATTATTTAAAAAAATTATTTATACTTGTTCCATGCGAGACATTAATCTCTCTGCACGTTTGGTAACTTGTTTGTACCATGTGGAATCACGACCTTCTACGGCTGCCGTTTTCCAATCGCCGTCAAGAATTGCTGCGTGCATTTTCTTGAACTTGCTTAATCTTGTTCTTCCCATGTTGAACATCATATTAACCAAGATTTGTTGTACTTCGTCTGGTAAGTCTCCAAAGACCCCTTCTTCGTATAACTTATCACATTCTGATATTGCTGTGTCGAGATCTTTTTCGAAGCATTCTTTAACTCTTTCTTCTGATACAGGATCACCAACTTCCCAGCCGTATTCTGGATCTGTTTCCAATACCAAGTGACCAATTCCAAAAGTAGGATATCCAAGGTGATCTTTGTAGATTTCATATACTACACCTTCGTCAATTTTTAATTGTTCAAATACAGCTTCTCTATCTAATTTTGTATCTTTAAAAAACATTGTTTTACTTCTCCATTAATTAGGTTACTAACTCAAACTCCGCAGATTTATTAGAAAATGCAATTGCCCATCTGTCATCGGAATCAATAAAGCAATAATCTATTGTACCTTTATCAGGTCCATCTATTACTTCCCAAAGCCAGCATACGAAGCCATCTTTAAGTCTTTTGTCTGACTGAGCAATTGCACTAAAGAAAGCTTTCATTCTACCTTGAGCACTCCAAAAATGACCGTATCGAATTTCGTCCGATTTCCAAATATCTTTGTACTTGGTTTGAACGTCTTTGTAATCTTTACCGATTACATGTTTCTTCTCTGCCCTTGTTCTGAAAGGTACTATTCCTATTCCAAGAACCTTTACCTTACCGTCATATACTGGTAATCCTCTGATACCGTAGTTTTGTGCACTGCGGCCTTTCCATATAGGTGTTGCTACAGCACCAGGTTTAAGTGAAGCCATGGTCAATTTACCTTCTTGAAGGTTTTCCCATTTTTTAAAGCTATGCATTTTTTTCTCCTTTAATTATCCTGCAGCTGAACCGAGTGCTTTCTTTAATGCAGCTCTTTCTTTATCTCGTTCTTGCCTGCGCTTTTCTCTTTCTTTTTCTACTTCATCCTGCGCTTTTTGCCTTTCGGCCTCTGCAGCATGTTTTAATTTAATTCTTTCTTTTTCTTTGTCTTGACGTTGTTTCATAATTTCAATTTCAGATGCTTGTCTTGCTTTTAATTGAGCTTGTGCAACTGCATCTTCCATTTTAACTGTACCCATAATATCGCGTATACGCTTTTTGTGTTTCTTCATATTCTTTTTAGAAACACCGGGTTCTCCGTCAGGACCAACTCCTAAACCAGCAATTGCTCCACTGCCGACAGAATTAGTCGGCTCTTCTTCCATTTCTCGTTTAGCAGCTTCAGCAATAATTGATTCGTTTTCTTCTAAGAATCGAGTAATTGCTATATCAAAATCTTCTTGCATTGATTCTTCGGTAATATAATTAGTTGCATCAATTCTTTGTTGCTCTCTAATTAACCAAAGAGCTGTAGCATAACTTGCTAGTTTAGTTTGTCCGCCTGGTAGTTTTGCTAATAATTTTTTAATGTTCAGTATCATCTGGTCAAAATTGCCAAATGCTTTCTTCTGCTCATTTTTGCTAAAGTCTTTACGCTTGATAAGGATATTTCCTTTCGCGTCAATAATACCTAGCTTATAAGCTTCCCACTTATCAAAAGGTGTGACTAACCTTTTAATAAACTGATACACTAAAAATAAGTCTACTATCATTTAGATTTCCTTTAACCTTAGTTTTATAAATTCATCTCCATCAATAGAATTTGAATTTATCATCATATCATCATATACTAACAGTTCGGGCATGTAATTTAAATATTCCACAAATGGTTTTAAATATTCATGGAATTCATGCAACCTCATAAACAACATATTAGTTGCTGTTGGACCAAACACATTGTATATCACAATGAGATGGTTCAGGATCAACCTTTCCTTTAATTCATTATCTTGTCTATAACGACTGAATAGTTTACGAAGATACTGAAATCTTTTAATATCCTCTTCAAACTCTGACATCTCAGTACACTGAGGATTGTCATAATGTTTCATCGCATATAGCAGAAAGGTTGATTCCGTCAAATTCATAACAATAAAAGGCTAACTATTTAGAATTAGCTATCAGCTACAATTGTATCTTCAACTGCAGTATTTCCTGTAACACCCAAGTCACCAGCATCTGATTGTGATACCTTCATAGGTACCAAACATTCTGCAAAATGACGGCCATTAGCTGTATGGTATAACCACCAACCTGGACCTGTAAGACCTTTAGCTCTGTTAGATGCAACTCTTGCCTCTGTCAAATCAACGAATACTGCGTTGTCTTTGTCATTGGACTTATTAGTGTTATTAACATCGTCCTCGAGCCACTTAGGTGCATCAGCAGCTGTGTCTGTTTTTCCCCATAGTGCCATTGTTATTCTCCTTAGTTTATTTTATTAACGTTAATAATAAAAATTTAATTTATTTTAAAGCCTTAAAAAGCTCATCAACTAAATCGGCTTTCTTTTTTCTTTTGTCTAACTCGACACCTGCTTCTCTACCTTTAGCTTCAAGATCTGCTTTTGTTAATTTATTTAACGCAGCTCTAGTAACTTTAGGACCAGCAGCAACAGCAGCCTTCTTAGGTTCTGCCTTTACTTTTACTGGTTCTACTTTAGCAGGAGTTTTGTTTAAACCGAAAAAGTCTTTTAACCATTCAATCAAAAACATAATTTACTCCTATTATATAATAGAATTAACCGCCGCAGTTAGAGGCAGCTAATTTCTTTTTCTTTACATCAGTCTCGAGAGTATCAGATGCTTCTGTCTCATCGAGGTCTTCTGCTTTCTCATTGTCGCCTTTCCAGTTAGCATCGACGTAATCAAAGAATTCTTTCTTTTTCTTATCGTCTAATTCAGCTGGTGAATCGACTCCAAACTTTTCTAATGCTTTACGAAAGAATTCTTGATATTCAGTATCTTCTTCGTTTTGTAAACGAGACATTACTAAATCTTCAATCTTACTTTCGATAATTTGTTTCCAATCCATTTCAGGACTCCTAATTTTTAATTTAATATGTTTATTTATAACAATCTGGTTATTCTAACTTCCAAATTGTTAACACCTTTAATCAGTCTATGGTATTCGCCTTTTTTTATTATAAAGCCAATCCCAGGTTTTAATAATATAGGTAAAGAATTTTCAGGTTGAAATTGCCAACCATCACCATTCAATACTTCAATCATTCTATCTTCGTTATCTCTATGCCAAACAAATTCTTCGTCAGGCTGTTCAACATCAAAGATACGAATATCTTCTATATCTATATAGGGGTTATTACCACCAGTAATCGCCGCCACCCTTAAGTCCAAGTTCTTTTGCGTATTTGGGTAATCTACATGCCCAATATCCTGCAGACATTTTGTCATCTTTAGTATCGCAATTGTGTCTGGATGCAAAATTCTTCGCTGCTTCTCTATCGTTAATTTTAGCAGTAAGTCCACCTTTTTCATCGCCGAACTCAATCTTTTTAATATTGCCTGTGTCAGGATTTCTAACGTAGACAACATATTTCTTATCTCCGCTTGAACGTTTTGGTTTATTTAATTCAGGTTCTTTTTCCGCGGCTAATAAACCTGGAAGACCGTCATTAAATTCTACCATAGGTGTTTCTAAAGGAACTGTAACTCCTTCATATAATCCGAAGTTTTCGTATTTCCATTCTGCTATCTTTTTCATTAGTGATCCGAATCGTCGTTTCTTGCTGTTTTGTTTGATAACACAAATCTCCTATTAGGATTAACAGCAACTTTAAATTTTGTCATTAGTTTTCTATTTACCAACATCTCTGATGCGGTATCTTTTAATGATAAAGCAATTTCAGCAATATGTTTCTTATTGTTAAAATATATTTCATGTTCAATAACAGGTCTTTCATCAAATGGTTTTTGACCTCTCATTGGTTTTGATACGTATAATAATTTATCTTCAAACTTATATCCGTTCTTTGTCCAAGTAACCTTATCACCTTTGACATCAATACTATCAACATGTAACATGCTTGCTTTTGCACTGTTACCAGTATCAAACTTTGCACGAACAGGATTCTTTTCCATACCTTTGAATATAATCGTTTCAATATATCCAGCTTCTTGTCTAAATAAAGGTCTTCTATTGACATCTTTAGAAAAATATTTTATAATACTTTCCAATACTTCTTTATCGGTTATCTTTCCTAGTTTTTCTTCTGTCCACGGATCGTAACCTTCAAAGTGAGAACGAATGCCTGGAGAACCATTTACTTCTAGAATATATGGTTTGCCGTCGACCAATGCATGGTCAACTCCACAATACATTGCACCGCTTGCTCGAGCAGCTGCTTTAATTATTTTAATTTCTTCTTTTGATAAACTATAAGGTTCTGTTGATGCACCAAGGTGAACATTGTTTCTGAAATCTTTGCTTTTTGTTTCTCGTATTCTTTCGGCAGATGCAATAATTTTACCACCTAATACAAGAGTACGAATATCAGATTTCATTTCCTTAAATTCTTGTATCAATAAATCTGCATCATATTTCCATAAAGATTGACATACACTTTTGAGAGAACTTTCACTATCAATCTTCATAACACCAACACCTTGTGTACCTTTTAGTGTTTTTATAATAACAGGAAATTTGCCACCTACTCGTTTATGTGCATCTGGTATTGCGTCAGAATTATTAATAATTGATGTTTTTGGAATTGGAATATTGTTTCTTTCCATCATCAATGCACTTGACATTTTGTTATCACAAGTTAGCATCGAGTCAAGATCGTTTACAACTAAAAATCCAATATCTTGTAAGGCAGAAACCATTGATTGTGAGGATAAAGTTTCAATAGCTCCTGCTCTAACAAAGACAATAGAATTATATGTTTCTACAACTGTATTTGTATTTTTTCCGTCAATGTTGTGAAGCTTAACTGAACCAATTTCAATATCTGAACCAGCAATCCAAGCCTTTCTTACATCAACGAAATCATATTTAATATTTTTCTTTGCGCATACTTCTTCCATGATACCAGCAAAAGTATTATCTCCTTCACCCGTACCTAATACAACGACGTGCAATTCTTCGTAAGAAAGTTCTTCGGTTTCTTCTTCGAGTATTGATCGTCTGTATTCAGATATGCTTTTCATAATATTAAGTTAAAGTTGTAGTTACTTTAGTAACTGTGGGAACAATTCTTTAACATCTTCATCATCCATAGCATAAGCATCACCTTGTAAGAATTTTAGAATGTCTGCTTTTTGACCAGTGATGTCAGCGGTTTGACGACCTGTCATTTTGATTTTAATTTTGAATTGTCTTTCTGATTGTGCACGATCACTTGAACTGCCAATATAGTCAATATCAATTGTTTCAAGCCCGCGGCCTGCACGTAATGCTTCTGCAATTACTGATTCGTCCAAAGAAATGGTTACTTCCTCGTTATAAGGATAACCTTTTAATGGTTCCTTTTCTGGAGTAAGTTGAGCTTTGATTTTTTCGTAAGCTAGTTTTTGTAGCTTCTCTCTAAATTCTTTTGTGCGACCATCAATTATCTTTTTGGTTTCAGCATCTAATTTCTTTTCCACGTTTATCCTCCGAATTCGTGTCCTGCGACTCTCTTCATTTGTTTTTTAAATTCAGAAAAGTCAGGTTTTGATTTATATAGTTTGATTGATAAATGGTCTTTTTCTTTGCCTTTAATGCGCCAATTATAACCATCAGCTTTATGTTCTGGTTTCGTTGTTTTCACAACACGTCTTTTGTATCCGTCTTCCCATGTTTCTTCACCTAAACTTTCAAGTTTGCCACCTGCAGCGGTGAAGGCTGCAATTGCCATATCTCGACGCTTTTCTTTA